GTTACATCAACCAGATTTGGCTGAACAACTCACTCCAACTAGCATTGATGGTGTTGCTTGGTTCGGTTTACTCAATTCCATACAACACCCAGGGCTATGCACAGATTGAAGCGGCTTGTCTCGATCCGATCAACGCGGCTGTGAACTTCGGCGCGATCCGCGCTGGCGTCACACTGTCGGCTTCGCAAGCCGCGCAGGTCAATGCCAGTTCAGGCCTAGACATTGCTGACACCATTCAATCGAGAGGGTGGTATTTGCAAGTCAGTGATGCTCAGCCGCAGGTTCGAGCCGCTCGCGCTTCGCCGCCATGCACTTTGTGGTACACCGATGGACAGAGCGTCCAGGCGATCAACTTGGCCAGCATTGAAGTTCAATAAACACGCGGCTCTGTTGAGCGGCACAGGAGGTAATAATGGCTTCGATAACTTCTGCTAACGCTGTCGTGATGATTGCAGTGCCGGGGGTGTTTTCCAGCCCTCAGCCACTGCAACAGTTCGCAGCGGAAGACATCTTCACCAATGACCCGGTGCAAGCCGCTGAAGTGGCGATGGGAGTTGACGGTTTTCTCGCCGCTGGCTTCGTCTTCTCTCCGGTATCTTGGTCCGTCTCGCTGATGGCTGACTCGCCATCCAACAACTTTTTTGACCAGTGGTATCAGGCCAACGTCAAGGCTGTGGACACTTTCCGCTGCAACGGTTCAATCTGGTTGCCCAGTCTCGCCAAGAAGTTCGACATGCAAAACGGTGCATTGACGACTTATCGCAACATGCCGGATGCCGCCAAGACGCTGCGTTCGCGTGCGTTCGTCATTACGTGGCAACGTGTATCACCTGCGGTGCTGTAATGCGTAATACCGATTTGTTCGTTATCAGTACACCTGGACGCGATCAAAACAAACGTTTCATCATCACCGAGATGTCGGCACTCAAGGCTGAACGGTGGGCAATGCGCGCGTTGCTCGCGTTGTCTCACGCTGGAGTTGACATACCGGATGACGCCAGGGCGGCTGGGATGGCCGGATTAGCGAAAGCTGGTCTCAGGGCATTGCACGATCTAAACTTTGAGGAGGCTAGACCGTTGCTGGACGAAATGCTGTCCTGCGTCACCATCATGCCGGACGCGAAGAACCCGACGTTCACTCGCCCGTTGGTGATGAATGAAATGGAAGGCGACGACATCGAAGAGATCGCTACGCTGTGGGAATTGCGAGAGCGCATTTTCAGATTGCACGCCGCTTTTTTTCTGAAAGGGAAGTGATCGAAGAAGATCTGCGTCTTGGGTTTGACGACGACATTCCTGGCATGCTTGAGTACAGGAACCTTCCCCGAATGATCGGTGCCGTGATTTCAGCCAACAAAGCGACACTGAATGAATGTGAGACAATATACTCAGTGGAGGACATCTACTTGATGCTCGAAGTTATTTCAATCGACGTTCATAATCGCCGCGCGGCAGAAGCGTGGGCGTCGCGCAAAGATAGGTAGCAATGCCGACCATCATTGACTCTTTAGTCGTCGAATTAGGTTTAGACAATACCAAGTTCGACAAAGGTCAAAAGGATGCCGTCAATTCATTGCGGCAACTGGAGAACAGTGCGCAGAAACACGTCAAGGGCGTCACCACCGAAACCGAAAAATTAGTTCAGTCATTCACGGCGGTGCAAGGTAGATTGCTGGCCATCGGCGCATTGCTCGCTGCTGGTCTCGGGTTTGAAAGTTTCACTGCCAAAGTCGCTAGATTGAATGCTGAGACCGGGTTCCTTGCACAATCGCTCGGTGTCTCTACTCAGGAATTGCAAAAATGGGAAGGTGCTGGCGCAACTGTCGGCGCTCAGGCCAATGAAATCGCCGCAGGCTTCGCCCGCATCAAAGACAGTATGTCTGATCTGCAACTTGGCAGTGGCGCATTTCTCAGTGAATTTTCACGCACCACCCATATGCGTGGTCAAGGTCCTGCAGTTGAATTGTTTGACTCAAATCACCAGAAAAGAAGTCCGACTGACATTCTGGTAGACATTTCTAAGTGGTATGCCGCTCAGCCAGACAAAGCGGTCGCCACTAGGTTGATGTCGAAGATTGGCTTAGGCCAAGGCATGACCAACTTGATTGGTCTCGGTCCTGACGAATTGCAAAAACGACTAAAGCGTGCAGAACAGTTCGCACCGAATGATGATCAAATCAAGAAATTTCAGGAATTAGGCAAGGCGTTCGGTGAATTGACGCAAGTCGCCGATGCATTGGAGCGTCTCATCGCTTCCAAATTGGCCCCTGTGTTGACCGGCGTTCTCAAGATGCTGACAGAGTGGCTCGATGGCGTCGCAGGTAAAGGCCAGAACCCTGCCGAAGCTGCTGGCTCTGGTTTGGGCAAAATGGGCTATTCAGAGTTAGACCCCACCGGTAAAAAGCCATCATTGATGTCGCGTGGTTGGAACTACTTGTTCGGCGGCAAGGGCGGAGCGTCAGCGCCAGAAGGAAGTGGCACCCCATCTGCACCGGGGGCCGTCGGCGGTGGCGCACAATCCAATTTCTTGCAACAGCAGCGTCAAGGCTTCGCCAATGAATTGAAAGATCCGGCAGTGCGTCGCGCGGTCGCCGGGATGGCAATGCTCGAAGGCAGCAAAGACCCAGTGCCGGTGGTTGAAGCGTTGGCCAATCGGTATGGCTATGTCAATGAGGAACGTGCCAAACGTGGCATGCCGCCAATGTCTGTGCGAGAGATGCTTGGCGGCGGATTTTATGGTCCGATCAATCGGGGTCAATTGCCGGGTGCTGTGGCTCAACTAGAACGCAACGCCAAATTATCGGGGCGAATGAACTCAGCAATTGATACAGTCATCGGTGGCAGTAACACATTGCGTGGTTTCACCGACCAAGGCCTGCCCAGTGATCCTAATGGTGGACGCCTTCCGCATGTGGCGCGTGGAGGAAATGTCTTTCCGGATTGGAATGGCGGTCCTGGAGGCTTCCGAGCTGCCGCAGCTTATCGCGAACGGTTGATGGCCGGTGTTGCCGCTGAGGCTTCGATATCGCAAGACAATAAAAAATCGGCAATAAACGTTCATCCAATTTTGCCTTCCGCAAGTTCATCCGCCGGTCGCTCATTCGAGAACTGGCGCAATCTCGGTCTCGGATCTCGCGGTGCTCTGATGCGCGGCGGTGACTCCACTACCAACAACTCCAACTCATCGAGTACTCACATTGGCAGCATGAATGTGTCTGTGCCACCAGGTGCTGACCCAGCTGGATACGCTGCTGGCATTCGACAAGAATTGCAACACTTCGACAATGTGCAGAACTCAAACACGGGATTGCAATAAGTGGCATTGCCTTCCGGCGTTCCCAACTTGCTCGGCGATGCGACTGGATTATTCCTCGGTCCGGATGCATTGCTGTCTGGTGACACGGTGTTTGGTTACGGCGCGGGTTCACCGCCGCAATGGGGCATCTTTTTCAACGGCCAGCCTGTGGTGCTCGCTGACACCGTTACGACATTCAGTTATAAGCAGGATTGGGCGATATCAGATTATCCGGTTGAACGCGGCGGGTTTGAAAGCTACGACAAAGTCAACACGCCTTTCGGTATTCAAATTCAATTCGTCTCGGGTGGCAGCGAAGCGAAGCGTCAGGCGTTGCTTGATTCTATCGCCGCTATCGGTGATCCATTGACACTTTATGACGTGTTAACACCAGAGGCTGTCTACGTCGGTGTCAACGTTGACCGTTATGACTATCGACGCACTTCCAACAATGGTTTGGGATTGATGATCGTTGACGTTCACTTGATCGAAATTCGCGAAGATGGTGTGACCGACTTCAAGAACACAAAATCTCCCAGCGGATTTCAAGCCTCTCCGACTGGAAACATTCAATCGCCTGAAGTGTCTGCGACGCCTCCGACAGGAGTGCAGTGAATGCAAAACGTTCCATTGCAAGCTGTGCCGTACCAGAAGATCAAGACAACATTGGACAGCCAGATCGTGGAGATCGACATTCGCCAATTGCGCTACGGCATGTTCATATATATCACAGTCAATTCTGTGCTGGAAATTGGTGCAGTGGTTTGTCAGAACCTCAATCGAATTATTCGCAGCGTCTATCTCAATGATGGCGTCGGGTTCGCTGGTGATTTTGTTTTCAATGACACGCAAGGCTCTAGCGATCCAGTCTACATCGGTCTCGGTTCGCGTTTTCAATTGCTCTACCTGACGCAAGACGAGCTGACAGTGTTGGGACTTGCCGGATGACTTACGCTCGTCGTTTCATCGACGTGACATTTTCTGGTCCCGCTACAGTGACATTCAACGCTCGCGGAAAATATGCATTGCGCACTTCAGCACGCATTCTCAAGGCGGGTGGGTTCAACCTCGGTTCGCTGCAATTGGAAATTCGTGGTCTTTCCCTTGAACACATCAAACAACTTTCAACTTATGGCACTCGGTTCCACCCCAACTATAATTATTCGGTCGTGGTGAATGCTGGTGACGACATCAATGGCATGTCCACAGTGTTTGAAGGCAATATCCAGCAGGCTTGGGGCGACATGAAATCGATGCCGGATTGTCCATTCCACGTCATTGCAATCTCTGGCGGTGGCGCGTCAACGATGCGCGCTCCGCCTTCGAGTTATCAAGGACCGACCGACGCCACCACGATCTTGCAGAAATTGGCTGGCGAAGCCGGGTTGGCATTTGAGAACAATGGCGTCAATCAAAAAATTGCGGACCCTTATTTTTGGGGTTCACCTTGGAAACAAATGAAAGAAGTGATTGACGCAGTTGGCATCGAAGGCTTCATTGACAATGGCACGTTAGCTGTGTGGCCTAAGCAAGGCGCGCGACCCGGCACTCTTTTCATCTCGCCACAGACTGGCTTGCGCGACTATCCCTCATTCACTGAATATGGCGTTCAGGTGCGCACCGAGTTCAAGCGCGCCATTGATTATGGCTCAACCATGACAATCCAGAGTGACATTACTCCCGCGTGCGGCGAATGGCGGATCATTCGTATTGACTATGACTTGCAAGCCAATACCCCGCATGGCAGTTGGTACGCCATTCTAGATGGTGCCTCGATGGGCTCCCCGGTGACGTTGCAATGAGTGACACCAAAGACCCATCATATGCGCATAATCAGGTCACGTCCCCAACTTCGAAGCACAATGCTTTACGGTTCGCCATGGAAATGGCAAAGACCGCCATGATGACGTGCACCATCGTTCAGGTCAAGAAAGTTACAACCAAAGGTGAAGTCGCGGCAATCGGACGAGTTGATGTGTTGCCACTGGTCCAAATGATTGATGGCATCCAACGCACTGTGGATCACGTCACCGTTTTCAATTTGCCCTATGTCCGGTTACTTGGCGGTAAGAACGCAATCATCCTTGATCCGAAGGTGGATGACATCGGCTTGGTGGTGTCTGCCGACCGAGACATTTCCGGCGTCAAGAAATCAAAGAAGGTTTCCCCGCCCGGTTCTCAGCGTCGCTATAACATCGCTGACGGTATGTTCATTGGTTCGGTGTTGGCGGACAAACCTGAAAGTTACGTTCAATTTATGGACGACGGCACTATCTTGATCTCGCCGGACAAGAGTCAGACTTACGTGCAGGTCAAAAAGGATGAGATCTCGCTCAAGCACGTGCCGAGCGCCATTGCAGTCTATATCACCCCCAACCGCATTGACCTCGGCAAAAAGAATGCGCCGCACGCCGTTGTCACGGTGGACGGGCCTTCCCAAAAAGTGTTTGCTGTCATCAGTGAAAGTGATTAAATGCCATCAACCTTGCTGCTCAACCCACAGTCTTGGGACTTGATGATCAATGCGTCGCGCAACATTGCTGTGGCGGCCAAGCCTTATGCGTTGGCACAGGATGCGGCCAGCGCCATCAAGCTGTTCAAAGGCGAAGATTATTATGACATCACTCGCGGCGTGCCTTACTGGGAAGAAATTCTTGGCCACTGGCCTCCCGTGTCAATCATGAAGGCGCATTTTGTTGCCGCCGCCAAAACGGTGCCAGAAGTCGTGGACGCTCAATCCTTCATCTCTTCAATCGAAGACCGCAGGCCCAAAGGTCAAGTTCAAATTACGGACACGACCGGGGCGCTAGCGACAGTGGGGTTCTGAGATGACTGTTCCGACGCCCTCATTTGGTCCCAACGGTTTCATCACTCCGGCTGAGCCAGATATTCTGGCAGCAGTCAAAGATGAGATCAATGCCGCATTCGGCAACGAACTCAACATGGCCGATGAGACACCGCAAGGTCAATTGGCTGTTAGCCAGACAGCAGCAATCGGCAATGCCAACGACGCATTTGTATTTTTGTCACAGCAGATGGACCCTGCCTACAACATTGGGCGTTATCAAGACGCCATCGCGCGCATTTATTTCATAGAACGCATTCCTTCCACATCGACTGTCGTCACCATCACTTGTCTCGGTCTTGAAGGCGTTGTCATTCCGCAATTTGCTTTGATGCTCTCTGATGATGGCGTGCAATATGCCGCGATTGACGGCGGAACAATCCCGGCCTCAGGAACCATCGATCTGCAATTCCAGTGCATAGTGCCAGGGCCAATTCCAGCGCCAGCCGGTTCAATTACCACCATCTACCAATCAGTCAATGGTTGGGATGAGGCCATCAACAACTCAGACGGCGTCATCGGTCGTGATACCGAAACCCGTGAAGAATTTGAACAACGCAGAGCGCTTTCGGTTGCGCACAACTCGCAAGGCTCTTTGCCTTCTGTGTTGGGGGCAGTACTCACCACTGATGGCGTGCTCGACGCTTTCGTGACTGAGAATGTCAATCAGACGCCGCAGAATATCAAAGGGTTCACGCTTGAGCCAAATTCAATTTATGTCGCTGCTGTGGGCGGTACTGACGCTGATGTCGCTTATGCGCTGTGGACTAAGAAGTCTCCAGGCTGTGGTTACAATGGCAACACCACTGTGATCGTTGAGGACACTCAGTCTGGCTACACCCCGCCATATCCTTCTTATGAAGTCAAATTCGAGCGACCGGATTTAGTAACCGTCATTTTCTCGGTCACACTCGCAAACAACCAATCGGTGCCGGCCAATGTGGTTGATCTAGTGCAAGCGGCTATCGTTGCGGCATTCGCGGGTGAAGACGGCGGACAACGTGCTCGGATCGGCTCTAACTTGTTCGCGTCGCGGTTCTACAACGCGGTGTCAATGCTCGGATCTTGGTCGCAGATTTTCACCATCAAGCTGGGATGCTCTAACGCGCCAGCCGCGACGTTCACAGGGTCAATCGCGTCCTCGACATTGAGTGTTTCAGCGTTGACATCTGGAATCATCGGTGTCGGACAACAAATTACTGGCAACGGTGTCATTCCTGGAACGATCATCACTTCTGGTTTCGGGACGACGTGGACACTCAACAATGTCCAGACGGTTTCGAGTGGCGTCATGAATTCCGTGGTCGCCAGCAGCGATGAGTTGTCAATCGACATCGATCAAAGTCCCGTCACCGCACCTGGCAATACCACGGTGGTGTTGATCTGATGACTGGCCCGATCTACCCAGCACCCGATCCGCTCTCCAATGCAATTGGGCGGTTCACGATTGGCGTCAGTCCAATTGGCTCGCAGCCGCTGTTTGACATTTGGGAAACGGTTCAGAGCCAATACGCTAACAGTCCAATCCTGACGGCACTGATCGAAAATTTTGCAGCCTTCATCGATCAGACGCAAAATTTTGACGCTTTCTTTGACCTGATCATGAACATCGACACGGCAGCCAGTTATGGATTGGACGTGTGGGGCCGCATTGTGGGCGTCAATCGGATCATCAAGATTGTCACCATTGACCCTTACTTCGGCTTTGAAGAATCGGATGAAGCGGTTGGTTTCAATCAAGCGCCATTTTATTCGGGCCAGATCACCACAACGAATTTTATTCTTAACGATCAATCCTATCGTACCTTGATTTTGACTAAGGCGTTCGCCAACATTTCGCAATGCTCGATCCCGATGCTCAACAAGATGTTGCTGACGTTGTTCCCTCATCGCGGCAATGCTTATGTTACCGAAGGCGGAATTTTTGGTCCTTGGTTCGGGTTCAAGGAAGCGACAGACAGCGTAGGTTTCAATCAAGCGCCATTTTATTCTGGTCAAAGTTTTCCGCGCATGCTGATGACCTACACTTTTGAATTTCAACTTTCTCCGCTGGAACTGGCCATTGTGCAAAACTCGGGGGTCCTCCCGAAACCGACCGGCGTCAAGGCGTCTGTCGTCGTCAACGCTTAAAGGTAGAACCCAATGCAACTCACAGACATTCCCGCAAAATTCAATATCCCATTCGCTGATTCGGCTGGTGCGGGTTTCAAGCGAACGATCCCGCAAACACCGACTGGTTCCCCTGGGCAAGCCAGCCTGACAACGGGATTTCCGCCAGAAAATTTTGAGCCCGTTGCTGCTGGCGGTGTGCCGCCATTTGGCTCTGATTTCAACGGCGTGCTCAACCAATCGACCGCGTGGGATCGCTGGCAGTCAGCCGGTGTTGCATTTCCGCCTTATGACGCAACCTTTCAGACCGCCATCGGTGGCTATCCTAAGAGCGCCATTGTCCAGTCGCTAGTCGAACTTGGGTTACTATACTTTTGTCTGGTGGACAATAACGTTACCAATCCAGACAATGGCGGAGCAGGCTGGCTGATCTGGTTTCGCAAGCTCACTGTCAACACCACCATCTACGTCAATGGTGCTAGTGGCAATGACGCCAACAATGGCCTGTCTCCAGCAACGGCGCTCGCGACGCTTCAAGCTGCCGCCACTCTTGCTTGGACCTGGCCGCCAAGTCAATTCAATATCACCATCAGTATTGCTGCGGGCACCTACGCAGGGTTCAGGACGCCGTCTTTCGCAGGCCCAAATCTCATAGTCGATGGTGGTTCCGCTGCCTCGGTCATCATCAGTGCCGGGTCGTCTGATTATGCTGCGCTAGTCATCGGCCCCAACACGATGACAGTTAAGAACGTCACCGCACAGAATACCGTACCTACCGGCACCTTCCCATTGTTTGGGGCGGCAACAGGTGCCACTCTCACTACCGACAATACCATCTCGAATGCCTGTGGTGGTGCAATCTGGGAAGCATTGCCGGGTGGCTCCGTGTTGATGGGCACTCACACGGTGAAGGGAAATTGCTACGCGTTCTTCTACACCAATGGCGGTGGCTCACTCACGCTGGTGCAAGGCAAGAACATCACTATCGCCAACGCGATCACCGTAGCCTTGGCCACAGCTTTCTCAACGGCTGCTGGTTCCATCTTGGTGCCGAGTTCATCGCCGCCATCTTTCATCAATCCTGGTAACGTCACCGGATCGCGCTATTTGTGCAATCTCAACGGCGTCATTGCAATCAGCGGCAACGGCATCAATTACTTCCCCGGTACAATCGCTGGTACCACGGCGAGCGGCGGTCAATACGCCTAAAAGGATAACTTCAGATGTTGAAGAAAATTTTTGTGACTGCACTTCTGCTGGGACTGATGTCCATGTCTGCACAGGCGCAGTCCGTCTGTACTCAGATTGTGCAAGGAGCGGTTCTAACAGCGGGACAGTGGAACAATTGTTTTGCGCAAAAACAAGATGTGCTCGGTTACGTGCCTGTGAACAGAACGGGCGACGTTATGAGTGGTCGTCTGGTGACCACTGCCTCAACCACAACTCGTGCCGGTTTTGCACTTGCACCGGGCATTGCCCCGACAGGACCGACAGATGGCGACTTGTGGTCGACGACATCGGGTGTGTTCGCTCGCGTCAATGGCGCAACTGTCGGCCCATTCAGCGCGACTGGCAGTACAGTGCCTTCAGTCATTCAAGGCGACTTGCTCTATGGCTCTGCACCGGCAACAATCTTAGCGCTGCCGAAGAATACCAATGCAACGCGGTATCTCTCAAACACCGGCACCACCAACAATCCCGCCTGGGCACAAGTTAACCTTGCCAATGGTGTCACAGGCGCTTTGCCTTTCGCAAATTTTGTGACCGGCACTCCCGATACTGTATTAGGTTATTTCTCCTCGACCACGACTTCGGCAGCAACACTAACCAATTGCACCACTGCGGTGACTTACAGCACTTCGACTCACACATTTGGTTGCAATGGTTCGACCGGGTCAGGAACCGTCACCAGCGTCGGGCTGACAAATACCTATGGCCTGAGTGTTTCCGGTTCGCCAGTCACCACGTCTGGCTCCATCTCGTCGGGTGTTTCTCTGTTGTCGCTGACGAACTCACTCGGGGCAGATGTGTTACTCAACAATACTGCGAATTATTTCCAAGGGCCGATCATCGCTCAAGGCACCACCGGAACATGGTGGGCCGCAGGCACTGTGACATTGGTAGACACTTCAGCCGCTGCTCGAATCAATTGCAAACTGTGGGACGGTACCACCATATTCGCTTCTGCACAAGTCAACACTCCAGGAGCAAATAGTACTGCAACTTTGTCGCTTTCGGGTGTAATAACGTCTCCGGCAGCGAGTATCCGAATTAGTTGCAGTGACATCACGTCCACCAGTGGCAAAATTCTTTTCAATCAGGGCAATTCATTTGATTCCACCGTTTCAGGAATGCGCATTCAATGAACCGTAGAAATTTCACTCTCGCAACATTTGCGTCAGCATTTATGCCGAAAGTTAGGGCGATGGGCTTCGGGGCAAAATTTCCCGCTGGTCTCGGCGTGCTCGCATTCGGCGACAGTTTCACACTTGGCGTGGGGGCGAGCGATCAAGCGCATTGGTACATCTCTCGGTTCGCCGCTTACGTCGGCGGCTCGGTCAATAACAAGGCTATCAGCGGCACCGGTACCAGCGCGTCTGCCAAAGCACTATTGTCGAATTCGCCGCTATTGCGTAAACAGGGAACGACGATCCTTTCTGGTTTCAATGATATCGGCGCGACCGGGATGGCTTCAATCGAGAAAATCAAGTCAAATCACCGTGCCATGTTGGCCGCGTCATTCCTGCGTGATGCTGTGCCAGCCTCATTGGCACCACGTTCGTCAGGTGTGTGGAATACGTTGGGCAGTTCAGCCGGAGGCAAATCATTCGCACTCGGCGGCACTCCGATGTTCAGCGATGACGTAGGAGCTTATTTAGAATTCGATTTTTATGGCGAAACGTTAGTGGTCGGGGCTTATACCCAAATATCGACGGGCTTCTACAATGACCTCAATGTCTCGATTGATGATGGTGCTCCGACAATCTATCTTTCACTCGGTGAAAGTGATGACCCTTACCCGGCAGTCGGATACAACGCTAATGTCTATCGCAATCTTGGGGCCGGCAAGCACACAGTGCGTCTGTCGGGCGTCAGCACTGGCAAGCATTGCGTGATTGATTACATCGGTACATTGATCGATCCTGCGGACGCCGCTGGCGTATTAGTCGGCGGTGTGCCCACTCGCACCAACTGGACTCACGGCGAATTCACGACGGATCAAGCGACCACGGACGCAGCGAGTTACGCGATTGCCGGAGTGGTCGCTGAATTTCCGGATTACCCGGTGCAATACATTCCAATCGCGGATTTCTATTCCGCCGCTGACGTTTGGACTGACGGTTATCATCCGTCAGATCTCGGACATCAACTCATTGCTCAGGCGTTCCGATCACGCGTCAACCTCTGGTGAGATGAATGATCACTCCTCCATGGCTAATCGCCGCACGCAAGGAAATCGGTTTTCGCGAGATCGGCGACAATCATGGGCTGGAACGCTATATCGCGATGGCGAAGTGCGGCGCTGAGGGACAGCCGTGGTGCGCGATTTTTGTTAATGCCATGCTTGAGAGTACCGGCTTTAAAGGAACGCGCTCTCCCGGTTCTCAGACGTTCCGCAATAATCCTTCATTCGCCAAATTAACCGGGCCTGCGTTGGGAGCCATCGTAGTTTACTGGCGCATTGCGAAAACTTCCGGACTGGGACACGTCGGGTTTTACGATGGCGAAGACGCGCACGGTTTTATCTTGACACTTGGTGGCAATGAGTCAGACATGGTACGCGATGAATTATTGAACCCTAATGGGCGAACATTTGGCTTGGTAGGATATTATTGGCCCAAGGCTTATCCACTTCCTGTGATTGGCAAGGTTCCATTGCAATCCGCCGTTGTGTCACTGGGAACCGGTAAAGTAGTTTAAACAGAAAGGCATCACTATGGCTGCAGACACAGGCAATAAAGTCAATACCGCAATTCGATACATCGGCTCCAATGTCTCAGGCGGCTTGGCCATCTTCGTCGTGCTCGGCGCAATGAGTCCAGAACAATCCGCAATCGTGCTGGCCAAAATGCATGTGATGTATTCAGCCACGCAAGATTTCGTTGGTGCATTCGCTTCGATCTGGTACATCATTTTTCCGATTGCATCTGCCTACCTGCTCAAATTGGGCGTCAATTCATCCGGCTTCGGAAACATGATGGACAAGATTTTCAAAGCCGCACAATCCGGCAATGAGTCTGCAAAATTGCAGATCGTCAACGCTGCGGCTTCGCCAGACATTGGCACTCAGGCGATCATCAATCCTGTGATGGCCGCCAACCCAGCAACACCCTCGACCGTGGTGGCGAACGCTGCTGCGTTACCCGAACAAGCGAAAGGCTGAGGACAACATGAAACGTATTTTGATAGCTCTCACATTATCAATCGCCCTCGCGGGCTGTGCAAACAATCCGTTTACAAAGCTTCAGCAGATATATACTGTCGCGACTACCGCCACTGTTCCGGCTGAGTTGGTGCGTCCGGCGGCCAATTCATTCGACATATTGAAAGGCACAGCCGCCAATTTCGCCAGTTTTTGCATCAAGAACAACTTCGCTCCTGCGGTATGCGACGTAGATACGCGGCGCAAAATATCTACTTTTGTCAAGCAAGGCACCACAGCTCGTGTTGCGCTCCGTGCTTCGCTCGCTACTGGGCAACCGGCCCTATCGACCGTTTACAACCTGCTGGTTGGAGCGGTGAACGGCTTGCAGGGAACACCTGCCGCCACATTCACAGGAGGTTAACTTGAACGCAACAGCTATTGCCGGGATCATCTTGTCGTCGTTGACGGCGATCCAAAGTCTTCTTCCATTACTCGGTGTTGCGGGAGCGAGCAGTGCTGCCGTCGTCAACATCATCAACGCGCTGACAAAAATCATTCCTATGCTGGCGCAGTTGGCCCCATTGGTCGGTGACGAGATCACTTTGATTTATCAGGGCATCAAGAACATCATTGCGAACCTGCGTGGCACCGACATAGAAACAACAGAGCAGCAGGACGCCGATCTCGATGCACTGGACGCGCGGGTTGATGCTTCTTGGAATGCAGTCGCTGCGCAGTTTGATCCTGATGCGTCGACCCCAGTAGTGCCGCCAACCGCTCCATGACTCTTCCGGAATTACTGGAATGGGTCAAAAGTCTAGGCACTGCAGCAGGGCCAATTTTCGCCCTGCTGTGGTGGCTGGAACGTGGGGAGCGCAAAGATGCACACGGCGAACTGCGAGATATCGCGAAAGATTCAACGACTGCGATAGCAAAAGCCGAAAGTGCCATTGGACAGCTGATAACAATATTCAAGCCAGGGAATGGCAAATGAATTTGACCAGAGTCTGGGAGTTGATTACTGGGTCACCCCATCACCATGTTAATGCCGCGATGGTCAGTGCTGCCACGCATTCATTGGCACAACGTACCGAGGAACTTGCACACGTCATTAAACCTTATAAAGATTCGGAGGACCCGTTGATGATGTTTTTAACCGATGTCTTCAATCGACGTGAAATGAGGCCTCGAAATGGATCGTCTAAATTTTACTCTTGAGGTTATCAACGGTTCTATATCCATTCTAACTTTTTTTCTGTTATTTTTTCTTTCAGTATACCTTGCCTCTCACATTCGCCGCGAGGGATTTACTTGGAAATCTTTTTTCTGGATGTCCACCGCCGCCAGTCTTGTGGTAACTCTCTTCATCGAAAAAACGGGGACACTTGCCACAAGAACTGTGACATGGATATGGAGATCACGAGGCGGCAATCTACCATTTACTTCAATCGAGAATTTTTTCTTGGTTATCGGTGCCGTCTTAACGGTTATCGGGTTGATTATGATGATTCGCGTGTTATCAAGACCGAGGTTCGGAAATTGGCCTTGGATGGTTTCGACAATTGTGGCGTTAGGCTACGTCGGCGTCGAATCGTTCACACACCTCATGAGGTAACATGAAGACTCTCGCAGCCATTATTACCCTCGTTGCGATATCGACCCCCACGCAGGCGGCACGTCACGCGCCCGGGTGCAACGTGACCATGCCATGTGACTTCACCTATGAGCTGACGACCCGGCGCGCTGTACGTGTCAGTGAGCGTCATTGGCACCCTTTTAATCGACATAAGACACCTCATCAGGATCGATTAGGAGCTCACAGGCGCGTTCGTGTCATCTCCCGGGTATATACCGTCAGTGAGCGCGTTGTCGCGCACCCGGCGGGCTGCCCAGCACGAGCGTTTTGTGGGTGCGGCGCAGCAATGAGGGTATTTGGTCTCCCCATTCGTAAATTATGGCTTGCGGCGAACTGGTTCAAGTTTCCTCGCACAATACCGAATTCCGGCATGGTGGCGGTGAGGCGACACCATGTTTTTGTTCTTGAACGACCGCTCGGCGGTAGTCGATGGGTAGTATATGATGCCAACTCAGGCGGACATGCCACCCGAATTCATTCGCGGTCAATCGATGGTTATACTATTGTGAATCCGAGAGGATGAAATTTCTTATTGCCATATTTGTTTTGATATCGACCAATGCGTCAGCAACCACCGAATTTTCATGCGCTGAAGTAAAGGCGTTGGTGATTCTTGCGGGTGGCGAGGCAAATGCCGAGAGTATCGCACGATCCCAAGGTTTATCGGAAGAAATAATCAAGAGGGCAAAAGATTGCCTCAAAGAAAAGCATCCCGGCGATAAACCGGGACGCTAACGGTCACTTCATGGCCGGGTCTAACATCATCCACACCTGCCCGACGATCAAGGGTGCATAGCCCTTGCCGATCAATTTCTTGATCAGAGACAATTCTTCGGCAGTCAGGTTGACGTCTTTTCCCCCATTGACCTTGTTGGCCAGTTTCCAGCGTGCGAACTTATCCTCAGGAGTGATGGTCTCCTTGCCGGAGGCAGCGTCACGCTCGTCAGCGTATTGTGCTAGTAATGCGCCTTCGCAAATCGAGCCAAGCGTAGGAGGCTTTTCCAGCGGCTTGCCATCGCTGCCGGTGATTGGTTGACCATCGAGTTGAGTGAGTGGACGAGTGAAGTCGATGGCATAGGCATTTCCCATAAATGCGAGTGATGCGACAGCGACTAACAGTTTCTTCATGGCTGATTTCTCCAAAAAATAATGGGGGTCATCGATCCAGCGACAACCCCCGAGAAAAACGTTACGCGGCTTTCTTGGTCAGCTTGGAGACGACCTTGTCTGCCTCAGCCTTCGTATCCCAACCATAGCTCTTGCCAGTCTTGGGGATGTTGTTGTCACGCAGTTTGTTGCGTGCCGCACTTGCAGACAGGTCCAGTGCGTCGGCGACATAACTGATACCGACAGCCTTCTTTGCTGGTGCATCTTTCGCCTTCTTTGCCGGTGCAGTCTTCTTCGCCGCCTTCTTGGCGGGTTTCTTGTCGGCCATTGAATTCTCCTTAATGTGTTTCATGATCGGATTGACGGTCTCACTCTTGGTGATTACCCGTCTTAACGGTTCTTCGTCAATAGTATTTCTGGCAATAAGAAGAAAAACTCTTACTCGTTTCTCTTGACCATACCGTCGGAAGCGAGCGATGATCTGCTGAAAATCAATATAGCTGTAACCCATTGAATAAAATACGAGTTCATTGGTCGCGGTAAACTCGATACTCACACCACCTGTGCGAGCTTGTACTGCCAACGCGCCAATTTTCTTGGCCTGAAAATCCTCAAGCAGTCGGGTTCGGGCCTTATCCTTCTTCTTATCTTTGACGGCACCACTCAACGTCTGAACGTTGTCGAACTTTGTGTCGAGAATTTGTTTCACGTCTGCCAGTTCTGTGAGAAATCGACAGAACACCACGGGTCGGGTCAACTGGTTTATCAACCATGAGAGTCTTCGCTGTTTTGCTTTGCCTACGATTTGCGTGGTGCCATCATCCATCGCAAGACTGCCGCCGACGATTTGAAAACACCGAAGATCTCGCACAGGCTTGAGACCCGCTTTTGCTTTTTTACCCTCGATTTTTACGATGCCATGATCAGCCATCTGTTCGTAGACGCGACGTTGCGATCCGAGCAATTCGGTGTAGACGGGAATGAATTCCGGTTCTTCCATGTCGTTAGTCAGACGACACAGGTATGGCGAGACGCGAGCCAAAAACTCTGGCAGTCTTTCAGGAATGAATGCGCGCTCATATCCCATAAATCCGCATGGACGGCAAAAATCTTCCTCGAAATATGGGCCGATGTACTTGCTGCGATTGCGCGGCGGTGCCCAGACATCACCCAATGCCTCGGGCGCAATGAACCTCATCTGTGCCCACATATCAATCGGCGACTCATCGATAGGGGTACCGCTCAGGATCAGACGCTTAGGTATGCGCAGGCGAAGACGACGTATGGCGCGCGATTGATTGCTACCTCGATGCTTGAGTCCCTGCGATTCATCGACCAGGCACATATCGAAACCATGCTTCTCGGCGAACTTGACAATTTTCTTGATGTTCTGCCGGAAATGCTCGAAGCCAACGAGTAGCACGCCTTCCTCATATTCGTGGATGCTGTTGGCTATGTTGTCGTAGATTGTGCGCAAGCGTTTAGCCCAAGTGACCTCGAGCGATGTCAGAGGCGCGACAATGAGTAAACGTTTGGGCATGAAGTATTCGATGACAGCCATCGAGACCAGCGTTTTACCAGTGCCCGGGTCACTGAGCAATCCCGCACCTTTGTGGCACGACAAGTTCTCGATGATGAAATCAGCGCAACTTGCCTGATCGTCGTAGAGTTTTCCGTACCAGTCGTACGGCGTCTTCTGGTTCGACGATGACGGCGCTGACGCCCCCTGCGGCGATGACTTCCTCGATTTCATCCTGCTGGAGCTGACTACCGTCGGGCTCATCACTATCAGGTTCCTTAATTTCAAGTGCAAAGAAAAGTCCCTCGCAGCAACCGAGTATATCTGCAATACCCGCCTGCTGAAAGGGACCCCCCCAGATCTTGCGCCAGTACCCGCCGACTTCGCGTTCGAGTAATTCTCTCGTCCGTTGCTGTCGGCGGGTTTCGCGTTTTTTAGTCATCAGTCGACAGGAGTTCTTTTTCCTCGAGTGCTGCGACGATGGCGGACGCCTTGCGTCGAGGAGTCTTGTGCTCCTTCAGGTCAACATCGAGATCATACTTCTCGATCAGGTCGGCCATTTCGTCGTCGTCCATTGCCTTGACTTCCTCGGCACTGACGGTTTCGAGTTCTTTCTTGCGACCTTTCTTGCCTTTTTTGCCGGTGTCTTCGCCATCATCTTCCTCGTCTTTCTTGCCTTTCTTCTTGTCTTTCTTGGGTTCATCCTCGTCCTTGTCGCCGTCGACCGACGAAAAATCCTGGAGTTTGGACGTGACCTTGTTCTGGTATTCCTCGTCACCGACTGAACCGATGATTTCGAGATCGGTCATTTCGTCGAGATCGAGGTCGAGCGGACCATCGGGAACTTCGACGCCGAGGGCTTCGAGCAACGAACGCAATTTCCACAGACTGTCCGGCGGATCATAGACGGTGTAGAGATAGAACTTCTTGCCTTTGGCCTTTCCTTCCTGGCCCTCGAATGTCCACTTGAACATCGAATTGCCGGCGTCGGACTCGGTATCCTCGACCTTTGCGACGGCCATGCGATAATCGCCTTCGGGAATTTTGAACCCACCGCCGCCACTTTCGACATCGGTAAAGTCGAGACTGACTGTGCGGTCTTTCGCCTTACGGCGTGCAGATGAACGTGCCACTTTTATATTCCTTTCTGAATATCTTCGATATCATCGTAGGTGGGGTTTGGGATACTTCTTGGGAGTTCGGCCGATTTAGGCTTTCTAAATTTTCTTACGTAGATAGGGGAAGGGCCAGTGCCCAGTTGGTAAAGTGGTTCTTCCTTGTATGATTTTTTATTGCCTTTGACAATACTGCTTCTCTTCATACTTATGAATGTATTGGCAATGACGTTGACAGCTGCGTTGAGCGTTGTAGCAATGCTCGGCATAACTGCCGGGCCTACCTCTGGTGTAAGCTGATTATCATCTCCTTCTTCATCTTCGTCTACATTTTTGACTCGCTCCTGTGCTAAAAACACTATCTTTATGTCGAGATCGCGAAAATCGGCAATCCACTTGTTCATGATCCCGGCGACATCACCCCAGTCACGTTTCGCCATCGAGCCCCAATCGCCGATGCGACTCTCATCGACTTTCTTGTTTTTGTTTTTGCCGAGGACGACTGACTTCATTACCAGCTTCTGCATCTCAGTCAATGTGTCAAAAACGACGGTCTTATAATTGTGTTTGTCGTCTCTCAAGTAGTAATAGATTTCCTCGATGTCGTCGAGATTTTCCACTTCGAGAACACGCACTCCTTTGACATCGATGATGCTGCCAGTCCCTTTATCACGGATATCGAGCAACAGAAGCGGCTTGGGAAAACTCGCGGCTAATGTCGTTTTGCCGGTACCTGATCGACCATAAAAAAGATAACTTGAAGTGCCTGACACATCAGCTACGTCTTGAATGCGATCTTCGATCCCGCCCGTCTTACTCTTCGACCGGTTCTTCGGCTTCATACTCATTTTCTTCAAACCCTCTCTCTTTGATGAAATCAACGTCATGGCCTTGCAACTCGGCGGCGCAAAGTTCCCTATATCCGCACCACTCACAATGACGCCCGAATGTCTTGGTCTTCGATTTGCCGTGCAGTTCAGACATCTCGCGCGAGGTATCGATCAAGTCGTCCATCACAGGCTGAATGATGTCCTTGCTCACCGGCGTGAACACTCGTTGAAACCACGTCGCTTGATTTTCTTCCTGCTGCTTGATCACCTCGGCATAATTCGCCGACTTCAATTTGTTCTGCTTGAGCACGTCCATCACCACACCAGGCAATGAGTCCAACGCAGCGCGCGACATTTCTCCTGACTTGAGGATCGCCGGGCGCGTCGGCGGCTTAGAGCGAATGTAGTCCCAGCAGGTGCCGTCGAGTTTGCCCCATCCCATCATCTCGACGATGCGGATATAGAACACCGACTGCAGGTTACGCCACCGGTTCTCAGGCTTCGGGAATGCCTTGTGCGATTTATGCTCGACTAACCACTTCAATTTCTTGGCTTTGCCTATCGCGTCAATGCGTCCTTTCGCCAAGATACCATCGGCGATCTCGACTTCAAACGGATGTTCGCACTTGAGTTTGCCGATTGACAGATATTCGATAGACTCCGGTCGATTATCCCAGTAGTCGAAGTAGTGCGTCATGATGTAGCCGACGTCTTTGACAATTTCGCCGTACATCTCGCGCTCGGCGTCGAAGAGTTTCTCGTTGGTCTTGGCGATATTCGCCAACGCCTTGAATGGGTTCTTGCCGTTGATGTCAGTTTCGACCAGTTCATGGACGATGCTACCGAATTTCAGCGGTCGAGCTTTTTTCTTGGGCGCGATTTTCTCGACATGGGCGTAGTGATACGCCTGACGACATTGCCGCCATTTGCTCACTTTGCTTTGTGAGATTTTGAACAGACCACTATCCGATGGCTTCTTTTTAGAATTCGACATTTTTACCCTCGCTCCATGCGCCGACTTTGACTTCGCCCTCTATGGGTAATGATATCTCGACGCCGAACACCTTGAGAAGATCGGGGCCTCGCATAATTTCAGTAAGGCGTTTCGCCACAATCTTCATGTGAGAATCTGAGACGTCTACCAATATCGCGTCATGGATCGTTCCGTTAATGAATAACTCTTTGCCCGGGAACTCTTTCCTTAACTGAAGTGCAGCCATTATGTTCAGGTCGCTGGCGAATGATTGCACAGGACTATTGACGGCCTGACGCTCGGCCTCACGTCGTTCGGGCGTATCATGCGACATCGTGGCGGCGGGCAGTCGTCGCTTGCGTCCTATCGGGTTGATCACGTAACCATTCATGCGAGCATAACGTTTTTGCTTATCATGCCAATCCGGGAAGTCAGGCCAACTCTCAAAGAAATTGAGGCGAGACTCCTGTGCCTCTTCGTCGGTGACGATAACGCCGTAGTTGTCGCGAGCGTATATCTTGAATTTTTTCCACCACATTCCGTAAAGATACCCGAAGTTCACCGCCTTCGCTTTCTTGCGCAGTTCCTTCCATACCTTGTCAATCTCGACCGCGGCGTCGGCGCCAGCTTTCAATAGCACTTTGATGGCTTCAGCATATCGTATTTTGAGGTCTTTGCTGATGGCCTTGGCCGTACGCAAAATAAGTTCGGCTTCAGCACCACCGCGCGCCAACTCATTGAGGGCAGTCATCCAATGCGGATCACCCCCTTGCTGGAACACCTTGATCATGTTCTGCTCATCAGCAAGCCACGCCGCGATACGCAACTCAATCTGTGACAAGTCCGCGTCGAGCAGGTGGCGACCCGGCGGCGCGCATATCAACGAACGGATGCGAGGATCACGTGGGACCTGCTGCAAGTTTGGATTTTCACAGGAAGGTCGACCGGTGACGGTACCGTGTAACTTGAACGACGGGTGCAGGCGTGAGTTGATGATGTAGGGTTTCCAGCCCTCGATAAAAAATGACAGTTGCTGTGCGGCCCCACGATACTTGAGTAATGACGCGACGCATGGATGATCGATCTGGTTGAGTGTGCTTTCCGATGTCGACCGACCGCCTTTCGGTGTCAGCTGCGGACATTTGATCTTGAGTTTGTCATAGAGCAATTCGCCGATCTGTTTGGGAGACGCCATGTTGACGCCTTTGCCCCACTTATTCCATTCCTTCTCAGCCTTGGCGATTTCCTCGCGCAAATACTTTTCAGCATCGGCCATCTTCGCTTCGTTGATGTAGACACCGTGATACTCGATCTCACAGAACAGGTTAGTCGTCGGCATCGTCAGATGATCGAACAATCGTTTGGTGCGACTTTCTTTCTTGAGGTCCTGCATCAGTCTGAAGCGAAGCTTGCGGGTATAGTAGCCATCGGTCGCACCATATTGACAATGCCGCTCGAGCGAACCGAAGCCGTGTTTCTCGTGCACCGGAATGTCGTAGTTCTTGGCCCCGAAGTACAACGCCGACAAATGCTCGAGGTCATGCAGTGAATTTTCATCGAGATTGTAGTGTGCGAGCATGGTGTCAAAGCTGATGGTCAACCGGTGACCAGTTTTCACCCATGTCCATATCACGTCGAACTTCATGTTCTGTCCGACGAGTTCGCACTCGTCCAGCACCGGCAGCAACCGATCCCACAGGTCCTGTTGTGCGTTCTCGTTCTTCAACGCCAGGCGTCCCATCCACTCATATTTGTCGAGTAAGTTTGCCGGCATGTCGGTCGGACATTTCCACCCCTGCGGCCCAAGAACACATTCGCTATGATTGAGCGGAATGACAAATTGCTCACCTTGAACGCCGAGAATGATGCTGGTGATCCACGTCTTCTGACGTTTGTTTGTCTCGAGACTCTTTAACCCCCAAGGATATAGACCGCTTGTCTCGAGGTCATACGCGACGACGCCGCTGAGTTTCTCGAGCATTGCGTCGAATTTTTTGTCCGAGTCAATGATGCTGTAATTGACGCCTCGCTCATACGGGATATCGCCGAAATCTACGATGTCTCGAAACGATTGAATATCCTTTTCGATTACAGCGCGTTGCCTTGGGTCTCTCAGTGCAAACGACGGATGAAACGTCGGTAGTATTATCATCCCGTCCTTCTTGACCGGCTTGCCTCTTAATTTCTTGACGCCACTCACGCCAAGCAACGAGTAAAGCGGGACGTTGCCCAAGGTCAGAATGAACTTCC